ACCTACTAATTCACTATTCCAATTACCCATGCGAAATGCGTGATCATCTGCATCTCTCCATTCTTGACGGCAATCTGGGTAAATTGCATGGTCGCCTGCGTGAATACCGAGAGCAATATCGGTTTGCTCTTTAGTTGATGTTGCTACTGAAAGTGCAACTGCTTGGGTAATTGAAGCAAAAATCTTGTTTCGGTTAGGAACAACTGTTGCTTTCATATTGTCTTGCTCATAGTGTCCTTCAGGTACCTCATCCCCACCTTCTACAAGTGCAGAATTAAGCAAATCAACTAAACCATCAAGTTTAATTTGGCGATATCTAATATCATAGCCACTCGCATTTAAGTAATTAATAAGTGATCGAGCTCGCTCAAGTTCAACTCGGTGCTTTTGACCATAGTCAAAACTAAGAGCTGTTACATTACCATTGTAGTCTTTAATTGCTTTAAGCAATAACGTGCTACTATCCATACCACCTGAAAGTGATACTACTACGTGTTTTCCTTTGTTAAAATCCATTTCTAACTGCATTTATATTTGCCAGGTATTTTAAGCGTATAGGCTTACGCTATATTTAGTTTACTTTCTAAACGTTGAAACTCAACTTCGATAACATCGTCCCAATACCATTCACCTTCGTATTCATCTTCAGGTTCAGGTTCAGTCTCTAAAGTTAAATATTGACCCGCGTCTGTGATTTTAAGAACTCCAATTGGGTCGTATGCTTCGTCCCAATAACGTGCTGTAAATGTAGCATCAGGATCAATAGCCATCAACTGTCGGTGCATTTCTTTTAATAGATCTGATGGTGGGTACCAAGCTGATTCAAAACTAACCTCAAATTCATCCTTATAAGTGCTATAATCGTAAATTGTAATCCACTTTGAACCTACTTTATCAATAAAATTCTCAGCATCAGCACCAAATACGTCTACAATGTGGGGTGTATCCTTTTCATTTGGATACTTTCCATCATTCATATTTTCAAACTTTTCATACAAAAAGTCAATTGCTTCTTTTGAAGCAACAATTTTTACATCTGTTCTGCAAACGTTTGCCATTAGTCTCGTAATTCAAGTTCCCAATCTTCATCACCTACTTTATCGTAGGACCATTCAAATTCTAAATCATCTAATACTTCATCGTAAAAACGATCAAGGTCAGTGTTGTAGATTTCGAGTTGCTCATCTGTAAGTTCAACCTCATAAACGTTGAGGTCGGTTGTTTGAACGTATTTTCTAAGAGTTGCCATAATTAAAATCCATTTAAATCTCTAAACATATATAAATTGTGGGTAAGATAATCCCAATTGATTTGATCTCCAAGCATATAGAAATAATCATTCATATTTGCTTTGGGTTTACGATCCAAACCAGCTTCTGTATACCACATTTCTTCTAATGCGGCCATTACTGGGTTTGATGTATCGATTGATTCAATAAAGGTGTAACCACGATACCAACCAAATTCTTGTGGTACTGAACAACCTAAAAGGTGAACACGATCATTGTCGTGGATCACTTTCGTTTTGTAGAGAGCAGCGATGACAGAAATTCGACCAAGAGCTTTACCAAGATCCCGATTAGGATGAGGTACAACGTCGTTATAATAGCTTGCACCATAAGAGAAAGCAATCTTTTCATATCCTAAATCTTTGTAGGTTTGATAACAAGTACCTGCTTCGTGGATAGTTTGGGCTTGAACTACAGCTACTTTAGTAACGCCTTTAGGTAGTTTAATTTGAGCCCAATGACGAGCATTTACTACTGATTTATCTCGGTTTTCCCAAACATCAGGAACAATAAATTCATTAGGGCGAAGTTCTTCAATCCAATGCATTAAACGAGCACTATCATAAGCATGACCTAACTCGTGAAGCGAGTTATCCATGATAATATAGCGTCCTTGTTCTTTGGATTGACGGAAATATTCTAAGTATGCTGGTTCTTCATCCAGCAAGTGGGGTAAGCAATAATCGTAATCGTTAAATTTACGACTATCCTCAAGTAGACATAACGGGGTTTCGTGACTGACCTTTATCATGGGGTAAATATAAATATTTTATTTTGCTAAAGCAAGTTTTCTTGGACGACCCCTTTTACGATTTTCTGCTGCGGTTGGGTATTTAAATTCATTACAATACTCATAGTACGATAACAAATCACCTGACCAATTACAAAGCTCATCAATCAATTCGTCTTTGGTAATTTTGAAGGCGGTTGTGAATGCATCATAAATAGCTTCTAAACGATCGTTTTCTTCCTTCTCGTAGTCAGCTAGTAAACGACGATAACGAGCAACATCAACCATAGTCTTTTCGTATTGCATTTGGTAATCGTCTGTAGTTAAATCGAGTTTTTTACGCGCTTGTATCGCAGCACTCTGTGCTTGCCAATAATAGCATGAAAAATCAAAGTCACCATTTTTAATGCGGTCAAGTAACGGAGCACGTTTGCCTAGCGGACGACCCTTTTGGGCATGAGTTCGCCACCACATAAACTTATTGTAGTTGAGAGGTTGGAGTTTGGATAATTCCTGCTCGACTACCTCCTCAGGTTGTGCAATAAATGAATCTAAAAAGCAATTAAAAGGCATCCTCGATTGTCCCTGGTTTGTTTTTTAATATATTACGTAATGTACGAAGAGAGGAGTGGGTAATCAACTCCTCTTCTTGCATCTTATCAACCCAGTTTGGCTTCGATTTCGGCTTTGCGTTCTGCCAACGCTTTGAATTCTGATACCACATCGATTTGTTTGGGATTTTCAGGGTGGTATTGATACACTTCATCCATAACTTGAACAACTGTCATCAATTCATCCATCAGTTTTACTCGTTCTTTTTGGTCCATAACTTTATTTTTTATTTAGATAAATGTATGAAGAGGCTTTCGCCCCTCCAAATTTTACCAATAAGTTTTTGTAGTATCATCGTCTCGTTTCCTTTCAATTAAATTACGTAATTTATTAAGTTCATCATTAAGTTGATCTTTTTTCCATTGCTCTGCTGAAGTGAAACTATTACCTACTTTACTAATTTGGGATAAAATTGTTTGAATTTCTTCTTCTGTAATGGTACCATCTTGGTTTAAATCTAAAAAATTTAAAGAAGGTTCCCCATTTATTTTAACTTTAATTTTTGGTTCTTCATCTACTATTTTCCAATCCTCTTCAGGAATTTCAAATTCTTCACCTTCTAAGATTTCATCAATTACTTCTTCTGAAAGGTCATCTAAGCCATCTTGTAAAGTATTATCCCAATCAGATAATTCATCTTCAGTATAGATATCACTTCCTTCATTATTTTCTATATCCGAGTTTTTAGGTTTAGCCTGAGGTTCAAGATGTGAAACATCATTTTTTTTAGGACGTAATTGAGCAAAAGCAAAGTTTGCTGCTACTACAAGTGAAATAGCTAATGGGTCGAATACAAAGATAATTACTAATAAAAGTATGTTAATGATTTTATCCATTGGCATACCTGTAAGCCCTGAAAGATACTTAAGTGGACCTAATTCACTTGCTATATTATTTCCAGTTTTAATCTCTACAATCTTTGTTTCGTATTCAAACAACTGAGTGTTTAGTTCGTCTACTCTAGAGTTAATTGTATTTTGACGGGTAATAGCTTGATCTAATTGAGCTTCTAATGATTTACGAGTTGCAGAAGATGTAGTTGTAATTAATTGACCTTCAGCATTAGTATATTGAATTACGTTATTAGCTAATCCTGCTCTTAAATCAGTAACTGATTTGTTGATTGTTTCTTTTTCAGTAGTATAAACGCCAAGTTGTTCTTTAACATTATCTCGTTTTACTTCTACTAAAGCAATTTGAGAATCAATGTTACCTGCCTTATTAGCTGTTTCTTGATACGCAGCAGATAAGAAACCATAAATACCCATTGATGTAATTAAAATCAATACGGCAGCTGCTATAGTTAAGTAAACACGGAGAACTTTATTAATTTTATCCCAATACTGATAGAGTAGTGAGGCAATGACTAACTTAGCTACTTCAAGTGAACCAGCCATAATAATTACTTGGAGCGATGCTCCAGCAAAGAGTTTGCTAAGGCCGCTAACTGAATAAAAAGCAGCCGAAGCAGACACCGACAGGGCGGAGAGTGCGATTATAAAAGGAAAAATTCTATCTTGAATTTTTTTCCACATAGGTTTATTTTCTAAAGCCCTTATGCTTATCTATGCGGTCTAAGATTTCATTTAATAAATCTGCTTTGATAAAACCAGCCATAGAGGCATTTTTAAGGGCACTAATTAATTGTAATACGATGAATGGTACGATAATGGTTTCACTAAGCCAAGCTGTATATGCAAAGCCTTTTTCTACCATTAAAATTACTGTAAGAAAAACTATCCAAGTTACAGCACGTTGTAGAACTGAAACTGCGCGACGAGTTTGAAAACCTTCTCTTTTAGTACCTGCTATGATACCAAAAAAACCATCAATAAAGATGACAGCTACAAGGCCTAAATATTGTTCAAGGTTACCCATGTACAACTCAAGAAAGTAAGAGCAAATGAATGACATAGTGGTTGTTGTAGCAGCTATAGCTAAAAATATAGAGTTAGTTTTCATAAAACATAAGTTTCGTTATGGTGGTTCTCCAGGGCTTGGAAATTATTATGAAGTTGTTCGCACAGTTCTTTAAATTTTAATTGTTCATTATCTTCAAAAAGAAACCATTCACCATTTACCCTAAAGCGATCCCACATAAAGTGGAGAGTGCTTTCAATTTTAGTAGAAAACTTAGACTCAAAACTATCGACTACAACAATTTTACTAGGACAACCCGTTTGAAGGCTTTTTAACCTTTTTTTGATGTCACCTTTTGTAAAACCGATTTTGTACTCGTCTAAATCTTGAGTTTTAAGTAAATAAACTAACATTTATTATAAACTAATAAGCATGTCCATCAACTCTTGTTGAGGAAACATGTCTACTTTATCTTTACGTGTATTAGTATGAGTCCATAAACCTTTTACTTTACCATAGTAAGCATCTTCATTCCATTCAAAAGCATCTGCTCCCTTTTCTTTAATT